AGTTTAATCCGCTTGTGAGAATGAAGATTTAGCATATCTTTTCTGTATAGACAATAAAGAACATGATGCTTCTCAATACTCTGATATTATGGAAGTCACAGATGTTCCTCTCACCACATTTATGATCTAAATTACCTCTGAAAAACTTGGATGAGACTAAGCTGTTAAAGATAATCTAACCCATATAGTCTGTAAAACGACTTTCAAAATAATTACTTATTACGAAAATACAAGAAAGAAATTAATGACCGCGAAAACTAAAGGTGGAGTTCTATCTGGTATACCTACACAAACTACTGCAGGCAATACTATCAGAGAGATATGGAAAGGAATGTATATAAAAAACTTGCTCGGTATTCCGTACAATGATAATAAATTTATGACTGTTAATGCTGGTGACGATGCTATCTTTATTATGAGTGAAAAATTTATCCGAAAGAATGAAGAAGGTTATTCACCGTTTCAAAAAGTTTTATCCTAACTAGCTTGTACAGAAGCCGATCCATTACCCCACGGCTTAGCCTGGAAAATTAAACCAGCCAATGGGGGAGATACTTTCACTTTTTCTATATGCTATATGGATTTTTGTTCTAAAGATATATTTTATAGTTATGGCCAAACTATAATCTCTAGGAAGATTCCAAGAATAGCATAATCCTCACTGGTCACTCATAATCTCACAGATGATCTACCACCTCCGGAGTATAATTATGGGTCTACAGAAAATTTAGCAGCCGGACACGCACATCATCCCTATGTTTCAGATATGATCGCACATCGTAGGAAACACTTACCACACTTAAAGAACCACAAACCAACAGATGACTATGCTCGTCTTAATGGATTAAATTCCAATCTTTAATATGACGTTCCTGATATTGCCCAATCTTTTTAGAAATATACTTCACGTAATTAGAAAGTATGGTTGGATACAGTTCCCATGGAGTTTGAATGGACTAATTTCTACAGGGAAAAAATCCTACCAAAAATGACATATTCTACTTCTTTAAAATATAGTTTTAAGTTGGAGAGAGACTATTCTGAACCTCCAGATGTTGATTACTCCCTCCTAGAATAAATGGAAGGTATCCGTAAAAATTTATTACTTGGAAGTCCACAATGCGTTGAAAGTATATCCCATATCTAAGAAAATAATAAAACTTTTGAACTATAATGTTTAAAAATCAACGCAAAAAACGCAACTAAAAAGAAGAAATTACCCTACATGGCACTATGTGCCCAACCAGGGATGATCGTAGAAGAAGATCCTATTCTACTGGAAGATGTAAATCTAGATCATAATCTAGAAGAAGATCTTACTCAGCCAGAAGTTCTAGACGGAATATAACCCCTAAGAAAGTCAAGAAAATTGCTTTCAAAGAAGAAAAGAAAGCTATAAAGAAATCAGAGTAAGAACCATTTGTAGGTAAAGGCAAAGGTCGCCGAAGAGGAGAACACAATAAAAATGAGAGATAAGCAGACTGGGATAAAATGGTGGAAAACATGGAAGAGAATGATGAAATGCCAAATATCTAGAGTACTAATCCTTCTTAGAAGTATACTAAACCTAAAACAAAACTCTATTAAACAATCGATTCTAATACTAAACATGAAAGATAGCTACCAACATCACATGTTTTAGTAAAGGGATAGGTTTTAAATAGAAAGTATGTTAATATGGTTTAGAGATATGCTGATAAGACTGGTTTTGGTTCTAAAAATTATACTTCATTCCTAGTCTAAGATTAATTATCCTAACGTAAATAGAATGACAATGCCAGAGCCTTCCTTTAAGCCTTTTAAAACACATCAGAAGTTAGACATTTTGTCTCCTCTCCAAACCCTCTCTTACCTCATAACACAACTGTTAAAAAATTTGGTACAGATGTAACTCCTTAAGTTGGCAAATAATACCTAATGGAATAAGCAGTTGCAAACAAATAGTTGTTTGGTGTCGGCCATCCTAAGCTAGAAAAAGGAAATAATATTGCTGAAGACGCTAGACATACTTTCAATTCTGGAGCCCATTACGGGGTAGATGGATATAGAGAGTTTTCAACCCCAGAAGAAATTTTTAGTGATAATAATAAGTTTGAGTTAGCCAGATAATTTCCCGGTGGTATTGATGCTAAAGCTGTGCATGATAAAACTGTAGTTCCTTCTCCCACATTTTGCGCAAGT